CTCTATATCCATGCAAGCTATCATAATGTACATGATGTTAACCATGCCATTAATTACAGTAGTCAAAGAATGTCCAGATGGATTACTACCATCAGTTTCAATGATAGTTCCAAAAGCATTTGAAACAGGAAAACATATATCAGTAGCAATACCTATAGCTACATTTATATCTTCTTGACTCCATTGTGCTTTTCGCATTAAACGAATCAAAACATTGAATGCTGCCATCATCATTTGTGAAGACATTCTTTTATCGAATTTTGAGTAATCGCCAGCAATTATGCGATTCTCACCATGTTGGGTAACATATTTAAATAATGTTTCCCAATCACTTCCGAAACAATTTGCTCCAATAGCCATGCCAAATTTATGACGTATTTTACCACTAAAAAATGGTATACACCATAAATAAAATTGGCGTTCTAAAGCTATGAAGGCACACGGACCGCTATTGAAAATTCTACATTTCTGTTTAGCTAATTTCTCGTGTGTAATGGGTTCATCTTTAAAATTAAAGTCCCATATTATATTGCTTCTAACGTTGCCTCGGTAATTAGCCAACATCTGGTCATATTCTTTCTGTAAATCATCATTAAAACGATATAAAACAGAATGTTCATCATTACCAGTATGTTGTTCTAAATACTTTCGTTTCGAACCTTTATGAGCAAAACCCCCTGATGTTTTTAGAGGAATGCGTTCCATGTACGCTATACCATCAATACCATTGATAGCAGCATCTAAATCCAAAGGTCCGTTTGGCATTTCTATATCACTAGCATCAATTTCTCTTGAAAACCAATTAAATAATGCATCCTGTGCTCTATCCACATAAAATTGTGGAAAGGTAGGTTTGTCAAACATTGGTTCAAGATTATTAACTGCTGCTTTATGTGATGAAATACCCTTAGGTGAAATGTGTTTAGTTTCCAACAAATTATAATGTTGTAACACATCTTCACACATTAAAGTTTCACAAACGTCCGTCTTAATTTTTCTACGATGGGAATCTATAGAGCCATAAATGTTAACAGCTCCCCCCTTCGTAGACCTAATAGGACATTTTTTATGTTGAAATGGTTTGATTTGCAAATCAACTTCAGTTAAATAAGTTGTATTCAAATCAATACCATTGTAAGATGCTGGTACAAAATTCTTGGTTGTTATATTCCAATTGCTTATAGGACAAATATATGTCATGGGTTGAAATAGCCCACGACCGGAACGTCCTGCAATATGGAATCCACCAATAAAAACTCCATTCTGTGCTTTAATCACATACGGAGCACCACAATCACCGTAGGATGTTTCTTCATCTACATATGATTGGTAACCAACATATTGATGCATCTTAATTTTAGATTTATAATTAACTATGGTTTTTTCAAATGCTTTCACTTTTTTATGTGAAAGACTTCCATCCTCTTGGCGGACAATTAATTGCCCTTCCATCTTACCATCTAAAATTTGATCAGGAATGAATTGTGAAATATCACGAAAAGTGCCAACAGCACTTATCTGTAACACAATTATATCACGTTCACTAACCTTATCTATATGCACAAAATTACTTTCATCAACAATAATATCGAACCTATTAGGTCCAGCTACATTGTTGATATCTTCCCTAATAATAT